CAACCAACAGCAGTACAACGGTATTGCTGTTAAGACAGTTACGTCTACGTTCCCACAAGTTATGTGGGTGAACATGACGTTTCCTGATATTGAGATATACCTCTACCCAAGACCCACACAAAACCTAGAGTTTCACTTTGTGTCGGTGCAAGAATTAGACAGACCTGTTAATTTGTCAACGGTTTTGCACTACCCCCCAGGCTATCTGCGGGCGTTTACCTACAACTTGGCCATGGAGTTTGCCCCTGAGTTTGGCGTTGAGCCAAGCCCACAGGTTCAGCGTATTGCCATGACTTCTAAGCGTGATCTGAAGCGCATCAACAACCCAGATGATGTGATGGCCTTGCCTTATGCATTGGTGGCTAACCGCCAGCGTTTCAACATCTATGCCGGTAACTATTGATGAAAACGCCAATCCTTGGCTCAAGCTACGTTGCCCGCAGCATCAACGCTGCCGACAACCGCATGATCAATTTGTTTCCGGAGGTCATTCCTGAAGGTGGCAAAGAGCCTGGCTTTCTGAACCGCGCCCCAGGCTTGAAACTCCAAAGGGCTGTGGGCACTGGCCCTATCCGCGCATTATGGTCACACCAGACCAATGGCGCAGATTTCTATGTCGTGTCAGGCACTGAGGTCTATAAGATGACTAGCCTAACAGCCACGCCAGTTAAGTTGGGCGATGTGGCTGACGGTGGCCCTGTGTCTATTGCTGACAACGGCACTCAGTTGTTTTTTGCCTGCAACGGCCCTAGTTACATCTACAACGAAGCCACAAACGAGTTTAAGCAGATCACAGACCCTGACTTCCCAGGCGCTGCGACTGTGGGTTATCTAGATGGTTACTTTGTTTTCAACGAACCTAATAGCCAGCGTATATGGGTCACGGCACTCCTAGATGGCACATCTGTAGACCCGCTTGATTTTGCAAGCGCTGAAGGCTCTCCAGACGGCTTGGTGGCGGTCAACGTCGATCACCGCGAAGCGTGGTTGTTTGGCACTGACTCAGTTGAAGTCTGGTACGACGTTGGCGGCACAGACTTTCCACTTCAGCGAATCCAAGGCGCGTTTAATGAGATCGGTTGTGTGGCTGCATTCTCAATTGCCAAACTAGACAACAGTTTGTTTTGGCTTGGCACTGACGCTCGTGGCCAAGGCATTGTTTACAAAGCCAATGGTTACACCGGACAAAGGGTTTCTACCCATGCCATTGAGTACGCAATTGCCCAATACGGCAACATTTCAGATGCTTTGGCTTACACATACCAACAAGAGGGCCACGGCTTTTATGTCCTAACTTTTCCAAGTGCCAACGCAACATGGGTGTATGACGCAGCTACGCAGGCTTGGCATGAGCGTGCGGGTTTGTTTAATGGCGCGTTTACACGCCACCGTTCCAACTGCCAGTGCAACTTTGGCGGTGAAACCGTTGTTGGCGACTTTGAGAATGGCAACATTTACACGTTTGACTTAGATGTTTACTCTGACAATGGTCAAGCCCAAAAATGGCTACGTTCATGGCGTGCCCTGCCTACTGGTCAAAACAACCTAAAACGCACAGCCCACCATAGCCTGCAATTAGATGCTGAGACTGGCGTAGGTTTGAGCAGCTTAACAACAGATCAGAATATTTTTCTTATTACAGAAAATGATGATCGGATTGTCACAGAAAGTGGTGAGCGCATTGTGGCGGGTGTCGAGCAAATCCCAACGCCTGCGCCACAGGTCATGTTGCGTTGGTCAGATGATGGCGGTCATACATGGTCTAACGAACATTGGACGTCCATGGGACGCATTGGCGAGTATGGCCACCGCACCATCTGGCGTCGCCTTGGTATGACTTTAAAACTGCGCGACAGGGTTTATGAGGTGTCAGGTACTGACCCCGTCAAGATAGCCATCGTAGGCGCAGAATTACAGGCAAGCCCGACAAATGCTTAATACCACCCAAATCCCTGCCCCTCGCGTGCCGTTGATAGACGAGCGCACGGGCACGATTTCGCGTGAATGGTTTCGGTTTTTAAACAATTTGTATACTATTTTGGGTGGTGGCGACGGTATTATTAACCCTATCAACGGTGGTACAGGTACAAACGCCATTCCTACAAACGGTCAATTATTGATTGGCGACACAGGCAAATACAAGCTAAACACGTTGACGCAAGGCACTGGCATTAACGTCACCAATGGCGCAGGCTCAATTACTGTCAATGTGGCAAACACTGGCGTGGTGGCAGGCAGTTATGGCACGGCATCTAGCGTGCCCAACTATGCGGTAAACGCGCAAGGGCAGCTGACCAGTTCGGTTAGCACCACAATTGCCATTGCTGCCAATCAAATTACGTCAGGTGAAGTGCCTATTCTTCGTGGTGGCACGGGCGCATCGACTGCATCAGGCGCTAGAACAAACCTTGGCCTTGGCACTATGGCTACCCAAAACATAGGCGCTTCGGGTACATTTACCACTGTAGATTTAAAGACCGTTACCGTTGTAAACGGTATTATCACAAGCATTGTTTAAGGAACGAAAATGGCCGTTAACATTTCACTATTTGCAGGCGCTGGCGCACAGTTTTTTGATAACAACGGTGTGCCTTTGTCTGGTGGCCTGCTCTACACTTATCTGGCTGGCACTACAACTGCAACAGCCACCTTTACTTCTTCCACAGGCTTGTCTGCCCACTCGAACCCTATCGTGTTGGACTCTGCTGGCCGTGTGCCGGAAGAAATCTGGCTGACAGCTAACACACTTTACAAGTTTGTTTTAGAAGATGCAGACAATGTTTTAATTGGTTCTTGGGACAATCTCCCTGGTGTTAGTAACGCCAACACTTTGGCCGCTGAATTGGCCAATCAGTCTGACATTACGCTTGGCGACGCTTTAATTGGGTTTAAGCAAACCTTTGCTCTGGGCATCATGCCTGGTGCTGTTGGCAAAACTTTAAACAACAAGATGCAAGACTTGGTGTCAGTCAAAGACTTTGGCGCTAAAGGCGACGGCACAACAGACGACACGGCGTCAATTCAAGCCGCCATTAACTTGGCTTGCACTTACGGTGGTAATGTCTATCTGCCCGCAGGCACATACAAGATTTCTGCTGCGTTAGTGTTCACCATGAACAGTAGTTTAGTAGACCCTGTTAAGCGCCCATCAATGTCTGGCGACGGCATGGCCGCCACAACTATCTTTCAAACGGCTAACGCCAATGGTATTGAAGTTATTGGCCATGACCCACAGCCAGCCGGTTACTCTTTGTTCCAAGACTTTACGCTTTACGGCTACCAAAAGAATAAGCTAGGTTTTGCCCTCAAAGACATTGCATTTGTCACGATCAACAACGTCTACATTGCAGGCTGGTCAACTGGCTTGTACGGCGCTAACGTCCTGTCGTCCACATTCAACGACTTGGTGATTCGCTTTAACGATGGTGGTTTTTACTTTGAACCCAACGCAGCGTTTGGGTTTGTGTCTGAACCCAACGCCATCATCATGTCTAACTGTACCGTTGGCAACAACGACTCTTACGGTGGTAAGGTCATCGGTGCAGGCACGTTTAACTACACTGGCGGCTCTATTGAGGCCAATGGTTTTGGCACTGACTTGTCTAGCGCAAAATGGGGCTTGGCCATTGTTGACGCAGGCGGCAAACTTGCCCAGCAAGCTGCTTGCGCGTTTAACATCAGTGGCGTCTATTTTGAAGCCAACGGTGGTCAAGCGCAGTTCCAAGTGCAACAGACAGTTTCACGCCCTGGCGTTACTGGCGTTCTTAACGCTTGTAGTTTTACCGTTGTTGGCACAAGCTATCCTCAACAACAAGTTTACTTGGCTGCGTCTAACCCTGCCTTTGCGTTCCCCATTACGTTTGAAGGCTGCGGCTGGGCTGGCTTGTCTGGCTACACCGCAAACGCAGGCCGTCCCACAATCAATAACGCAGGCAATGACTTTAAATTAGCCATTGTTGGCGCTAATTTTTACAGTGCGGTTGACCAATACAAACAAGGCGCACCAAACCGCTTTGAGGGTGTTGTTGAGGCGTCTGTCTATGCTGACTTGACTGGCACGCCAATCAGTGGCGGTGGTGGCGCTGGTACTTTGCAGGCGGTTTTAACTGCGGGCAATGTTTCGGCATTAAACGCCAAAATTGGTGGTGACGGCAGTACCACTGGCGTTGTTGTAGGTACAAACACCTATGGTGGCGTTCCTTACGCTGGTGTCGCTGCGTATCCCACAACTTTGTATTTAGCAAATGGCGGTGCAGCTGCTACCACTTACGCTGTTCAATTCATTAACGCAAACTTCCAACCAGCGGTTGACTCAGGCGCTGCGACTGCTTTGACTTTGGGTGGTGCTTCTAACAACTGGAACGGCTTCTATTTAAAGAACGTGTTTAACTGGAACGGCTACGGCATTCCAGCCCCAACAGGCGACACAACTAAGTTCTTACGCAACGACGGCACATGGGTGGCCGTATCTGGCACGGGCACGGTTACTAGCATCACCGCTGGCACTGGCTTGAACGGCGGTACGATCACAACCTCTGGCACGATCAGCCTGAACAACACAGCAGTGACCGCTGGCTCTTACACAAGCGCCAACATTACTGTGGACGCGCAAGGCCGTATCACTGCGGCTGCCAATGGCTCTGGTGGCACAACGCCCACATTGGCGCAAGTAACCGCAGTTGGCAACATCACGACGCTTAACGGCATTTTTGGCCAAACTTCAGCCGGTAACGGTATTGGTGTGGGTGGTGCGACGCCAGGTGGCCCTATGGGTCTTGCCACCTATGACGGCACAATGTTTTTGACCAACAACGGCACAGCAGCCACACCTCGTGCGGTTGATTTTAATGGTGCAAACTTCCAACCTAGCGCAGATGCAGGTGCAGCTAACGCTTTGGTTTTGGGTGGTGTTTCACGTCGTTGGAATGGCTTCTATCTTAGCAATAACTTTGTTTGGAACGGTTACAGCATTCCCCAGCCAACTGGCGACGTAACCAGATTCTTGCGCAATGACGGCACTTGGGCGACTGTATCTGGTTCTGGCACGGTTACTAGCGTCAGCGGTACTGGTACTGTTTCTGGCCTAACATTGTCAGGTACGGTCACATCTTCTGGCAGTTTGACCCTTGGCGGTACGTTGTCGCTTACAAGCGGTAACGTCACAACTGCTCTAGGTTACACACCTCTTAGCCCATCTGGCTCAGTAACAATCTCTGGCTCGACATTCCAATCGTCTGGTAGTTTGGTTGCGCTAGGCAACACCAGCGGTACAAATGGCGTGTTTGTTAATGGCGGGTCTGCGTTTGCTCCAAACACCGATGGCGTGATGACTTGCGGTTCTTCTGGCTTCCGCTGGTCAACGGTCTATGCTACGACAGGCACAATTAACACGTCTGACGCTAATCAGAAGACTGAGATTGCTGACCTTACTGCTGCTGAATTGGCCGTGGCTAGACGCATCAAAGGCTTGTTTAAGACCTTTAAATTTAAGGACGCTGTGGCGGCCAAAGGCGCAGGCGCACGCAAACACATTGGTGTTATTGCCCAAGACGTGCAGGCAGCCTTTGCCGCTGAAGGTCTGAACGCCAACGACTACGGCGTTTTCTGCTCAGACGAAGTAAACGGCGTAACCGTTCTTGGTGTACGCTACGAAGAATTACTGGCCTTTGTGATTGCCGCCCTATGATCAACCACCATTTCAGCGCAGGAGTCTACGCCAAAGAGACGCTGATACCGGCAGGGCATGTGCTTGTCCAGCACAAGCACAAATTTAGCCATCTGTCGATTTTGGCCAGTGGCTCAATTGAGTTAATGGTTGACGGTGAGCGCAAGATTATTCATGCGCCAGCCTGTTTGACTATTGAAGCTGACAAGCATCATGGCGTAAAATCGCTTACAGATGTTGTGTGGTATTGCATTCATGCAACTGAATGCACTGATTTGGATGAAGTTGACGAAGTTTTAATTGCGCCAGGCGATCAAGCCCAAGCGCAAGAACTGGCCAAGTGCCTACAGGAGAACTAATATGCCATGGATGGCCCTAGCAATTGGCGGTAGCGCCCTACTCGGTGCAAAAGCAGCTAAGAGTGCAGCAGGCACACAAGCTGAGTCTGCGGATCGCGCAACTGAACTTCAGCGCGAGATGTTTAACAAGCAACTTGAACTTCAACAACCTTTTCAAGAAGCTGGCGTTAATGCGCTAAACCGGATGCAGTCTGGCGATGTCATGGGCATGATGGATCCATCGTACAAATTTAGATTAGGCGAAGGTCTTAAAGCGCTTGACCGCCAAGCAGCCGCCCGTGGTGGTCTAATCAGCGGTGGGGCTTTAAAAGCCGCCCAACGCTATGGCCAAGACGTTGCGTCAACTGAGTTTGGCAACGCTTACAACCGCCTTGCAAGTATGGCAGGACTTGGCCAAACAGCCACAGGCGCTATGGGC